GGGGGGTTGTGCAGTGATGCCAGCGGTCGTTACCAATTCCTATCAACAACATGGGATGGACTCAAAACTAAAATTGGGGCGGTTGATTTTAGTCCTGCTGCCCAGGATTTGGCGGCGGTTGAGTTGATTCGACAGCGTGGTGCCCTAGAGGATGTGGAGGCGGGCCGACTTGAAGCCGCGATCGCCAAACTCAATCAGACATGGGCTAGTTTCCCCGGTAGTCCCCACGGCCAACCCACTAAACCCCTAGCACGGCTACGAGAGTTCTACAATCAACGACTAACCACCTATGGCAACAACCCCAACCCCACCCCAGAGCAGCAACAGGCTACATCACCAGCCCCATTAGCACAGGCCGAATCAGCCCCAGACTCCGGCACTAAGGGGACGCCTATTGTTGTGGCGTTTGGTTGGGATAGAGCCTCAATGGTGGGATTTCAGTACTGGCACGTTGGCACAAAGGCCCAAGGGCGGGGGTTAGATACGCTCACCTTAGAGGGTGTATCAGCCCGCTGGTTGCTGTCACGACGACGCAAAAACACCGCCTATCAACAACTAACCCTGCGACGGTTAGCACAGCAAATTGCCACGATGCACGGGCTACGCCTAGAGATGGTAGGGGATGGCCCGACACTGACCTATGTAGATCAGACAGGGATTAGTGACTATGAGCTACTACTGAGAGAGGCTACCGCAGCAGGCTATACCGTGCGAGATGAAGCGGCCAAGCTCATTGTCACCCCTGCGATTCCCAATTTCAGCGGCTATGTAATCCGTGCAAACTACTGTGAAGACCTGAGTTTTAGCGACAGTGCCCAAACTGCCCTAGAGGCTCGGGGTGCATCGCCTGTGTCTAGCAGTACCCCAGCCGTCAACGCTGAGGAGGCGAAAATCACGATCAACCCACTGACCGGACAGGTGGAGCAAAACGTTAACGAAAACCGCACTGCTACGGGACGGGGGCAATTTGCCGTCAGTGGTAGCCCTACTCCACCGGTGCGAGGTACGGCAGCCGTGGCCACCCGTGGTCAAGAGCCGTCCCCTGTGGCGATCGGCATTCCAGGGCGTGAACCATCGCCCATCACCGTCTCAGAACAAACTGCCACTACTGCCACCCTACGCCAGGAGCAGCGGCGTATTCAGCAGTACGAATCGCGGGCAACCGTTATGACCACACCCCCCGCACTAGAACTAAAACCAGGAGATATTATCGGCCTCTCCAGTACCCTAGTACCTGAGACGTTGGCTCGCGAGTGGATGGTGGGAGAGGTGAGCCACAGCCTCAGAAATGGTGGCCTCAGAACCAGCCTGACATTTTTTAGCCCTGACTCGCCAATTGTGCAGGACAACGTGGCAACCACCACGCCCAGCAGCCCTGTAGCCGGTAACTGTGCCCAACGGATTGCAGCAGCAGCGGCAGCCTATCAGGGACAGAGTACCGCAGCAGGCCCCGATGGTGGCCGCAACGCCTGTGTATGGGCAGTGAACAATATCCTACGGAATGCGGGGGTCAACATCCCGTGGAGTGGAAACTATGTTCCCACCGTCAAACAGGTGTTAGACTCACAGGCCACCCGCATCAACGCACCAGAACCAGGGGCGATCGTCATCTACCAAGACAACGGATCGCCGCCCTATCCTCACATTGGCATCGTTATGTCTGACGGTAAAACCCATATCTCCAATTCCTCATCCCGTGCCCGATTTAGTTGGGTTGCCAGTGAAGCCGCCTATACTGCCTACTATGGTCGCCCACCCCTGTATTACCGACTGAGGTGTTAGGTATGGATTTTTTAGATGCACTGGCAGAGACAAAACGGTTATCAGCAGCGGCGCGGGAATTTGCTAGCCGTCAACTTGGGGTGTTTTTGGGCATCATCTCAAACACCACTGACCCGCTCCAACTGGGCAGGGTGAGAGCCACCACCGCAGATAAGGGCGGTCTGATTGAATCAGACTATGCTCTAAAAGTTTTGCCCTGCCCGGGTTGGAATCCCCCCAGTTTTGTACCTGGCCAAACCGCACTACTGGCAAACCTCAACGGCGACCCTCATAACCGCGTCTACCTAGGGGCACTGTTGAACGCCACCAACCCACTACCACCCAAGCCAGACCCAACCGATGATCTGCGAATCATTCCAGGTTCAGCCGTGCTAGGTGTGGGCAGAAACATGATCATTGAGGCAGGTGAGTCAATCACGCTCAAGGTGGGCAACTATCAACTGATCATCTCTAGTCAGGGGCTATCGGTGGCGATCGCCAATGGAGAGCTAACGCCAACCATTCAAATCGCTGTGGATGATGAGGGCTTCACATTCACCGCCAATAGTACAGTTTTTACAGTTACAACCGCAGGCGTAAAAGCACAGGGCACTGACCTGATTGGGATTGGCTCGGTGGATAGCCGTGGCGATGTCAACGTGACAAAGGGGTATTGATATGGCAGCAATTCGGCGTGGTGTGGCCTATCCATTGCGCGTGGTCAATGGCACACTGGCCATCTCTGCTGACTACAAACTCTATGCAGAGGCTATCCTATCAGTGTTGCAAACCCAGCCGTGGGAGAGAGTTATGCAACGCTACGGTACGCCCGATATGACGTTTTGGGCACAGCGTAGTGCAGACGTTCTAGCCGAAATTATTCACCAGAGCCTAGAGCAATTCGTACCTGAGATTGATATTGAGGTCGTCGGAACACCGAGCGAGTCAGGGCTGACAGAGATAACCATTCGTTGGGCGATCGACAACATCCCCCAACCGCCACTGAACCTCAGTGTTAACTCCTAGACGGGAAGCCCCCTGAAACCCTATTAAATTCCCGATTGTGGGACTCGAACCCACCGATCGCCGCTTATCGCGATTCACGACGCTCCCCTGTTAATCGGGTTAAATATTCATCGAATCGTATCTCATCAAAAGGATGTCTGTATGTCCGACTGAGATTGATTCAGGGTACTACCACAGCGATAGATTGATGGCGGCAATGGAACAATGGGAACCCCTAGAAAACAAAATCGCGCCCCATAGAGAAGCGCGATTGTTTGATTTATTGGGGTATGTAGCTGCGTCTAGTCCGCAGCCATTGCTTTCAACTGACTAGAGATTGCATCCCATAGGACGCGCGGGCAATCACCCGCGTACCCCTCAGGGATTGAGATAATGCAGCCTAGTGAGTTTCCTAGGCGCATTAGGTTTACGTCCCAGCAACGGGCGTACCTATTCCAGGGGCACACGATATATTCCTCGCCCCTGTCAAGCTCGCCGAGGTATATGAAATCCCCCGCATCTGTATACACCACAGGGTATGGCAACCCCGTGTCAGCCAAGGTAAACCCTGGCATTACATCATCGAGAGCCGCGGCCAGTTGTTGCTCACGGTATTCCATTGCTGACGCGATTAGACTAAGGTTTGCGCCCATGTCTTTCTCCTGTTTGGTTAACTCTTATTGTTAGGGCAGTTTTAAGCCATACCCCAAGGCTTAAAAGAACATTGGCTAATTGGGGCGCATAGCCCCGTGAAGTTCCCGCGCAGTCTCTCTTAGAGACTGAAGTTCACGGTACGCCTCGCAGCGCACCGTGGTGCCCTCGATTTTCTCGAGTTCCACCCAATCTGCGAAAAGGTTGTCATCCCGCGACCGGAACTCGTCCGGTCGGGGACCCCGATGGATCCCCCAGTGAATTGACACGGTGCGGCTACGGCCTCGACCGTTGGCTTCCCAGCGGGAAAGGGTGTAGTCCGTACCCTCTAGGAGGGCTTCAATTTCTTGCACCAGTTTGACAACGGGGGTGTTCTGCTCCCGTGATTTATACAGTACTGAGACTAGGCTTGTCTTGGCTTCGGTGTTCATTTTTTTCTCCTTTGTTTTCTGTGTAACCCTCTACATTTATAACCATAACCCTATTCCCTAACTGTGTCAATGTATCTAGGGATTAGTTTTTATCAATGATGTAGATTAACTTTCCTCTTTCTTTCACTCCTCAGAGGGTTCCGATCCTGATGCTGGGTGCAATACCCCGATTTGTTTTGGGGTGGCAACTGCCTAAAGGTGCCCTCTGCGAAACAAATCGGACAGTACCGGCATTCGTCGATGACTGCCTCAATAGCCACCTCTGCAAATGGTGGCGGTGGCTGATCGCAGAGCAGGGCGATCCGACTCACGGGAGTTCCTGCGATGTTAAATCGCATTAGCTCGACGATGCTCCACGGCGGGGTGTCTGGCAGTGCCTTGTTCCGCTCTTGAATCGCCTCTTTTAATGGCCGAAGGCGATAGGAGTGTACGAGACAAATGATAATCATGGTATTTCTCTGGAAACGACAAAAATCCCCCTTACAGTCAGGGGGCTTGAGTGGGGGTGACGCGGTGGCTAGATCTTGGCTAGATCTTGGCGAGAGCCTGCTTGACAACTTTAATGATTTCTTCAGGCACTTCCTCCATGCCCTTGTTAATGCACTCTGAAATCTGGCCCTCCAGATTCCACTCCTCGTCGGAGCATGGGTCACGCATCGCCTCTACGTGACCCATGACATCGGCTTCGGTGAGCCAGCACGGGTTTGGGAATCCGTAGTCTGGGTTGGTTCCTTGCCAGAGGGTTTCCCCTTCTGGCAGATTGGAGATGGCCGTTAAAAAATCTTGCTCGTATCGATCGGAAAGCCCAAAAAGGAATTCATATTGCTCGTCAGTCAAAACTTCTACTAAGTTGATTTGAGTGGTCATTTGTTTGCTTCCTTAAAAGCTCTATATTCATTACTGTAGTTCTATTCCCTAACTGTGTCAATACATCTAGGGATTGGTTTTTGTTAATGGTGTTCATAAACTAAGCCTAGTAATCTAGGCTGCTGTAGCCGTGCTGTTTAGCGAATTTAACCCATTTCATGTGCCCTCTCTGGGCAGCTTCTAGCCGCTCGTAGGTCTCCATGATTCCGATCTGATTATTGATGGAGATGGCGGTTTCGTAGTAGCAGTAGTCCCTATCCTCCACATCGATAGTGGAAACCAGCACTAGGCCATCTGACGTGGGTACCCAGTCTTTGATGTCGATGGGGGCTGGTGTTTCAAGCATTTTGAACCTCCAAGGAGTCTTTCCATCCTGTAAAATGCAGCCCAAATGGGATTTTGAAATCTTCGGGGAGTGTAGCCTTTCACTTAATTTGGAATCCATTCTACAAACTTTCACTTAATTGAATTAAAAATGGAATAAATTAAATTATCATTTTTCCATTTTTTTGATAATTTTCTTTCCAAAGCTGACAATAAGACCCGACCCAAATCAAAACCCCCAACCACTCAAACGCAGAAGGGGGTCATCGAATTTAGCTCGCTTGCACCCTTACCGCTTATAGGGTGCCCAGTATCCCCACGCTCAGACCATATATGTATAGGGGATGGCGGGGCGGTTCGGCTTGCCACTGGTGCGATTAAATCAATTCTACAAACTCAACCGGTAAATTGGCATCTTCGGCATAGCCCCGCCACCTAGTTCTCATCTGAACCGTAGCCCCACCTGCCGTACAAACCACGGGGTATATCTGAGAGAACTGACCCACCCCTTTATCTGCCACCTGTGCCAGGGCAGCGGGCAACCCTAGGGCGGCGGCGGGGGCAGCAGCGATCGCCGTGGCTAGCACTGTATTGAAATCAGCATCGGCCAATATCTGCCCCGCAAACGCCTCCCAGTCAGGAGTCGGAACAATGGGCGATAGGCTCTCAATGAGGGCGCGAAATTCAGCCTCGGTGATAGGTGTAGCGAATGTCCCTTGGGGGACGGCTAACGCGCCGCGAGTAGGCTGTGCGGGGTCATAGAAGAGTGTCATAGGTTAATGTCCTCGTAGCCGTGGATTTGTAGGGTGGTTTGATTGGAAACACCGAAATAACTGCCCGCCCGCCTGAAATACAGTTGGGCAGCGCTATTCGTGAGTCTCCATATATCAGTGCTAGACCCAGCAGAACCACCACTGTTATAGAGGTTGCCGCCCGTCCCATCAAACGTCGATTGACCTCCGTACGCTGCTGCGACTGTGCCCGTTAAATTCCCGTCTAGCACCAATACAGCTAACGTCAACCCTGAGGCTGCCAGCCCCTCTGAAAATGTTGCATTGATCATCACCTGAATGCCGGTAGGCACAGGCATGGCGATCAACTCCCCAGCGGTTGAAACAGCTACGTTGTCGAGGGCGCGAATGCGAGTAGGGAACTGGAAATATCGGCCAATTTGGGTAAATAGCCGGTTAGCCCCTGAGACACGGGTGATGCTGCCCACGCGCCGGAAAAACGTGAACCCGCTAGGCAGTGTAGGGGACGTGGCACTGAGGCTGAGCAGCGCGTCTCTAGCGTCTGTGGTGGGGTTGTAAATTACGTAACAGTGATAGGTGTTGTTTGCCACCGTGCCTGTGTCTAGGCCGCCCTGGTTGGTGCCAGCTACCCAGTTGAGGTCAATTCGTTTAATTATGGTTGCAGTGAAATTGACAACAACACGATCATTGGCGGCATTACGCAGAACCACGCGCCCGATGGAAAACTCAATATCACGGGTACTGCTACCACCCTGATTACTGATCTGAACCTCTGGAGGAACTAGGGGGATGTCGCTACGACCCGCCACAACATAGCGGGGTCTGAGGTCTGTGATGCTAGAGACCGCGCCGCCCACGGTGACAACCCGTGCGATGACTAGGCCAGTGGTGGGGTAAACAGTGCTAGAGGTTACGCCACCAGATTCATTGACAAATACAAAACTGGTAGTGTTGTTAGGCAGCGACAGTGAACCTGCCGGAATGGCAACGATTGTGCCTAAAGGCGTGGTGACACTCCCCGCAACATAATTCACATTCAAACCAGAGCCAGCCGTAATTTTCAGTTCATCACGAAACGCGATCCACTCCGGTTTAATTTGACCTGGAGTATTGCTGAGATCAGCGTTTGTAATCAGCGGAATCTCCCCATCATTGTCTGCGGTGGCGACAAAAATGGGGTTATTGACAGCGTTCAGGAAATCAGCTGTAACGATCGTCCCTGGAGCAAAGTTAGTTTTTGCCATTGGATGTAGTAGGTTTTTTTCGTGGTGGTTCGGGGGGTTGAGGGGGTTCAGGGATTTCTATGAGGCCAGCCGCTGCTGCTGTAGCTGCCCACTCATCGGGATAGTCCACGCCAGCACCAGCCTCATAGAGTTTGCCGTTGTGGTGACGAACCAGAACAGTGACTAGCATCAGCCCGTTACCGTTGTTAGTAGAAACCCAAGGTCGGCGGCGGCGATTTTTTCATCCAGTGACCAGCCCACACGGATGCGTACCCCACCATACAGTCCAATGTTTGGATCAGGGGTTTGACCAGCAATGCGATCTCGGAACGGCTGAGTAAACGCAAATGTGGAACGCGCCCCACTCACTACAGGGTTAGCCATTTTGTCTTTGACAAACAGCAAACAGCTACCACCCCAAGCCCGCGCCTTAGAGGGGGTTTGGCCACGGCGGGCATTGTTCACCCAAGCCTCACCAACATAGATCTCTTCAAGTTCTAAGACATCTTTGATGAATTCCATCGGAGCACGCCCTTTGTCAGAGTCAGCCCCGTGATATGCCCGCAGCACGGCAGGGTTGCGAGTCAGAGCGGACCAGTCACGACGACCGATCGCCATGCAGTTAGGCCGCACCAGCATGTCATCCATGATGCCGTGCATGATGTCAATGGGGTTACTGTCAGGATGATCGAATCGGCTAGCACCAGTCAACGGCATGGTGTTGCTGCCGTAGTTGGCAGGGTTGAATGCAATATTGGCCACCCGCAACTCACGATCCAGAATCAGCAAATCCGCTAAACCAACCGCAGCGTGTTGGATGGGGTCATACCCACTGCCACGGGCGTTTTCGATGTCTTTAAGGGGGATGGGGTCTTCTAAACCGTAGTCTTTGGTGGAACTGGTCACTTTCTGAGCAGAGAACTCCACCTCATTGGGTGCCGATTTGCGGCCAACCAGTGTATCGGGGATGGTGTAGGACTCGGTGAAGTCGAACTTCCAGTATTCGTATTCCTCCTTGCCAACAGACGGCAGGATAGGGAATACATTATCTGCAATCATTTTGCCGTTGCTGTAGGCGATAACGAGGCTGGTTAACTCAGCATCAATAGGAAAGGGCGCGAAACTCATTATTAATCATGCTCCTAGGTGAACGTGATGATTGGGCTGATGGCCAACTTGCCGCTGGGTAAAACCAGCACCAGATAAAACGACCCTGCACCGGTATGGGTGATGTTTAGATCGATGTCGCCATCGTTTTCGCTGACTAACACGAATGCCCGATCTGCGATGGTTTCAATGGCTAACCCATCGGTGCCGATCGCAACGCCACCACTGGGTGCAGTGGCCAACGTGCCGCCATCCGCTGCACCAGACAGATATGCCTGCACCGCCTGAGATGAGGCTAGGTCAGCACCAGATGCCTCGCGTAACTGAATACCAACGTTGATTACGTTTGAGGTTTCAGTGCCGATCACCCAGCCAGCACTGGCTACAGTGCCATCCAACATGTTTAGCTCAGCAGCACTGGCAGTCACACCGCTCAGGGTGCCTCCAGGGGCTGAGTTGTAGAGAAACACTAGGCCAATGTCACCAGAGGCACCGCTGATCTCAGCAACGCCAACCACCCGATCTGATCCAGTGGCCGCCACAGCGCGACCCTGTGTATCGTTAGTGAGTGGTTGACCACGAGTGACCGTGCCGCCGTACATCACGTCTGCGAGGCCAGAGCGCAATACATCGATCCGATTGCTGGCATTAGACCCCATCGAGTCTGAAACGCCAATGCCACCAGTGCCTGCACTAGTGGCCGTTGTCACTAGGAAGTCTGCTGCGCCAAACTCAACAATGCGATGAGGTTGGATTTCGGTGGTGCAGCGATATTGTTTAATCAATCCAGGGTTAGCCATTTTTTAGCCTCTGTAGTGCGGTGATAACGTCGACGTGGTGTTCGTTCTGGTACTGGCGAATTCGCTCTGCTAGGCTCACTGGCGATGAATCGCCTGCCTCTTGCCAATTGGTGACAGATTCGCCAAAGCTGACGATTTTGGGTAACTTTTTCAACCAACTTTGAAACCACTCAATTTTGCTGTGGGATTTTTCGCCCAACTGGACAGTTTCGTTTTGTAGACACACCATGAAATCCACTAGCTCATTGCGGTTGACAATCCCAGGCACCAGGCGCCCCTCGTTGTAAATGGTTTCCGCAAAATTCTCAATGTCTCTACGTTGAGCAGCTCGATCTCGCGCAGTGACACGGGCGATCGCTAATTGCAGTTCAGCCGCCACACTGCCGTCTGCTGGTTCAAAAATGGTTTCGATCAGTTGACGGTGCTGGGGTCTAGGGGTCGTGCGACCATCCAGCCAACTCTCAACCATTCGAGTGGAGACACCCAACGCCTCAGCTAAACCGATCGCCTCAATGCCCGTTTCGTTCATCCGTTTTTTTAGTTGCTGACCATAGATATGGCGCGTCCTGGGACGATGATCGGCAAACTCTGACAATCGAATGCAGCCAATTTGTCCTGAATCCCACTCACTGAGGGTCAATGGAGCTAGCCCCTTAATTGCTGGGGGGGTGCTACCCAGTGCAGCGACGTGGCGCAATGACCACGTTTTGTAGGGGTTGTTGGGATGCCCTGGGGGGTAGAGACTAGCAGAGACACTGAGCAATTGTTTGTTACGTACCCACTCCAAAAACTGTGGCGCCACTTTATCGAACAATGCCTTAACGCGGCCACGGCTATCCATCGTCAACCGTGACGGTGTGCCATAGGCTAGCTCGGATTCCACCAGTGAGTCATCGGGCACGCCTTGGGTATTGTGGCTAATGATCAGGGGTGCTCGGAATTTCCTGGGGTTATAGCTGGCGACAACCTGACGTAGTCGCTCAACAGAGAGATCCACCTTGCGCCCATCATCGCTGGTGAACTCACCTGGTCGTAGAATTTCAATTTCAAACACATTCGTAAACCACTCTAGCTATAGCGTGGCCAAAATATGTGCAGCGTTTTATCTGTGGATGGCTAGAACCCTATGCTAGAGCGGCATTGCGTAAAGGTGAAAATTCTCACCTTTAATTTTTGACAGCCCAATCTGCCAACGCTGACGACACCAATGGACTAGCCCACTGTGCCACCAATAGCCCAATTTTCCAGTGAACATAGGTACGGCCATGACGACCACGGCTAACTCTAACCAGTGAGGCTGGAGGCTGTTTGAGTTCTCTAGCGATCGCCGTGATCACTCTGCGGTTTTTACTGGAGCGGTAGAAATCGACAAAACGTTTATTGAACTGCTGACAGAGGGCAGTGGCATCAACAAAGTTTTCATTGACCTCCACTGGCAGGGGGTAGCTAAACTGCTGGTGTTCTCTGGCTGTTAATGCCAGTTCATCAATGTTTTTCACTGGTCGGTTCTGAAATGCAGCGCGGGCTTGGGCAACCTCGTGTCCATCAGTCAGGTTCAGATGGGCTGCGATTTGATCATCGCTCAGGCCAGCCTCAGTCAGAGCAAGTATCTTGGTTTTGCGATCGTGCCAGCGGCGAGGGATTTTCACCAATGCCGCTCTATCCCGTAGGTATCGGTTGATTTCGCCTCGAATATAGTGGTTAGCAAACGTTGCAAATGCGGTTTTGCGGCTAGGTTCGTAGCGTTCAATGGCCATCATTAGACCAATGGTGCCCTCCTGCATCAGATCGTCAAACTGATCCGGGGGTTGGCGGTACTGGGCAACTACGGCAGTGACTAAACGGATGTTCAGTTTTAGGATGCGATCTCGAACAGCCGCCGCTCGATCTCGACGGTACGCATCAAACAACTGACTGGTTTGACTGCGAATTTCATCACTGACTGAGGTGTTCTGTGACAAGGCTCTCTATCTCCTGAACGTCACCGTCGCTTAGTCCCAACATCGGTCGGGGCGGGATACCGCGATTTGTGCCAAACTGATGCCACCGAGACTTGACATCAGAGAAACCCACCTGCACCGACATAGCATCAGCCATATATGAGAGTGATGCCCTCATTTTGCCAGTTTCATTTAGGATTTTGTTGTTTCGTTTTCGGGCAAGTGTGCGAGCTGATAGCGATCGCCACGGTTCACCGCTAGGCGAAACCTCACTAGCAAACCGTCGATCAGTCGATCGCTCTAGGGCTGCACCAATGTCCTCCATTAGGGGCTGTAGGTTGCGAAGGCGTCGGGCTGCCCTGTTCAACCCCTGCACAACCTGGTGATCGTCAATACTGATTTGAATCTGCGCCATGCTAAACCACTGGTGCCACAATCAACTGCCAGCGTGACTCAGTAATGTCAGGGGTCACACCCGCTGTAATTTCATCATCCACCCACACCCACGATCTGAGGTTGTAGAACACGGCATCACCATACTGATAGTAGACCCCAGAATTCCAGTTGCCCTGCCACACTGGACCGCCCCTCAGAGCAGCGGCATAGGTGACGTTGGTGGTGAGGATTTGTGCCAGCCGTCGCAGACTGGTATCTAAGACATCGGTGGTGACACCCGTAGGCACCAACTGATCAAACGTGGTGGCAGTGACGTTGGGGACGATCGCATGGAAATCGAGCAGCAGTGTCTCCTGCGTTTCACCCCGTCGCACCAGTTGACTCGACTCTACAGAGTGCGTATCGCCGGTGTACCACAGCCCATCAGTGTGCAAGTGGGTTGGCCCAAAATACTCGGTTCCATCCAGAAACCAGAAAAAATACACCGTCTCAGTTTGGAATAACTGGAACCAGTACGTGGTGTTGAGGGTTTCAGATTGGGGCAGATCAATACTGAGGGCGCCTGCGGTGATGGTGAATACGCGTGGAACAGCCGTCAAAATACCGGGGGGGGTGGTACTGCTGTCAACCAACGGTGCATCAAGTCGCACTCGCAAACTGGCGTTGATTGTGCTGCCACCTGAGTTTTTTATGGTTCCAGTAATAATCGTCACAGTGGATCACCTGCTGCTGAGAAATCGGCGAAAAATTGCCCCAGTGGGCTAGAGGGTGGGGTGAAAAACCACACTGGCTCACCTGCCACCGAGAAATTGGCGTAAAACTGGTCATAGCAAACACCCAGACTCTCGGATGGCACCGTCCATATCGGGGCATACAACCGTCGCAACCGTTCTGCCAATCGCCACACCGGCGATCGCCGTGCAACACTGATAGCTAAACAAAACCACCACACTAGCCCGTCAGTGCCTAGTCCCTCGCCAGCCGTTGAGAAGTTCGCATAGAAATCGGTGAGCGTGCGGATTTGGGCGGGGATAGACAGAACCTGAATCCAAAATTCAAAGAACGCCTTGGTCCCCTTGTTTGGCCACAGAAAATCGTAGCTGGCAGCACATAGCCTGCGTTTGGCCTCGGTTGGCCACGTCGTATCCCAGTGTTCACCGGTGAAGCCACACAACTGACCCAGCCAGTCGAGGTTATCGGGGTGGGCGGTGTCTGGGTTGAGGTAATCAGCGTAAAAATTATCGAGCCGCGTTTTAGTTGAGATGAGGTCAGAATCAGGCTGCTGAGTCAACCAATCGGCCACTTCATTCGTTTGGTAGACAACGGGCAGCCGGTCATAGATGGGGCGGGCATCCCACGGTTTAGTCATCGTTTTTGAACTCGTAACTGTAGATGTTGTTGCCATCACCCACTAACTCAATGTGGCATCGGTCGAGGCGTGTCACTGACCACGGATATTGTAGGTCGTAGTTTGTGGTGCTGTTGCCGATCGCTACGGACTGGACGTAGACAACACCTGACAATTTAACGTGGTACTCAAGTTCCTTGAGAATCACACTCTGGCCTGGGGGGGTTGCTCCAGGTGCCAGATAGCCCTTGAGGTTTTCAAAAATGCGGTTGGCAACGGTTTCAGGGTTACTGAGGCTGTCAATTTTGGCGATCGCTCGGATGGTGATGTCTTCAACCACCATATTGCTAACAATGCAGCGAATGCTGATGTGGGTTCTCTGTTGTAGTTGCCCCTGTAGGTTGCTCAGTTGGGCAGTGGACAGCGGCTGGTTACTGGGATTGAGCACAAAACAATGGACAAACCCTAGGGCATAGTTGATTTTGTCTGGTGCCAAATTTCCCACAGCCAACGCCAAGGAACCCGCTCCTAACCGCGATCGGCACTCGGCCTCGTAGTCCTCCTGTGATACCAGCGATCTCCGTCGCAACGACTCAAATCCACGAGTCTTTGTTTGAGTCAGGGTCTCTGGTTCTGTGCCACCGGTGGAGGGTTGGGGGTTTTCGACACGGGCTAAAAACGCCAGCGGCTGTAGCACCCGTGTGATCGTATTGGCAGCCAGATTGTGGCTGCTACCAGGGGCTGTGGCGGTGGCACGAATCAGTGCGGTTTGTTGGCCGGCTGGGATAGCCGTCTGACTATCAACGGCAAATTCATAACGCCCAGTGTTATCAGCGATGATGTAACCCGCTGGCACGGTGAACGGGTTGCTCAGGGTCGCAGATAGGGTGAATAGCAGTTCGACACTGGCACGGTTGCCTAGGTTCCGCAGAATCCCTGCGATTCTCAAAAATTCAATGGCCAGAGCCTCTGGCAGTAGGTTAGCGTAATACAGGAGTTCTGCTGTGGCAAACGCCTGCCCTTCAATGATCGCCCGCACTGGTGAGTGAATCGAAAAATCGTTGAGTTGACCATTAGAGGCCACGAACACCCGCTGTAGTGCCTGATTAACTAACTCGGTTTCGTTACGCGGGTCTAGTATGGGGGGAGTGAGAATCTCAAACATAGAAAACCTGACGCTCTAAACTACTATGCCCCAGCCGCCCTATGCAGCCTCTCAGTCAAGCCCACCCCCTCAACCTGTGGATGGTCAGGCGGTGCTAAAACTGGCAGGCGATCAGTTCACGCTAGTAACACTGTTGATTGGTTTTTGGTTTATTCGCCAAGTCGCCGCCTGGATTCAGAGTCGTATGGATATGTGGCTGTATAACGATGCTAGCCGCACTGATCAGGTAATGGCGATCATCTCCCAACTGCTGGCCTACAGTGGTGGCGATCGCGTAGTGATTGGCCTATTCCACAACGGCGAGACATTTGTTAATGGCTGGCACTACAAGAAAATGAGCGCCGCCTTTGAGGTTACACAACCTGGCATCAGTCGCATCAGTACACGGGTTAGAAACGTACCGCTCTCTAACCTGCTAGCAGATTTCCGTCACATGCGAGACGCTGACGAGTTTTTCGCCGTGGTATCAGATGACGTGCCCAGCCCTGACTGCCGCGCTCATCTGGATACAATCGGGGTTAAAACCATGTTGAACCGGATGATCGCATGGGATGGCACAGACTACGGTATTCTCTCAATCCAGTTTGTGCAATCAGCACCCGACCAGGCTCGAATAGCAGAGATTTTGGGCGAGAAGGCAATACAAAAATTATCTGAACAGCTACGGCTGATTGTCGCAAATCGCCGCGAATCGGCCTTCATAAAATTCATTCAGACATTCAGAGCCGCCTAGGGGGGGATTGGTCCTCTGGCGAGATATTCTCTAACCACCGCCTGGAGGCGAGGGTTTAGGCGATTAATCGATTTTTCCAGTATCTCTGCCCGCTGCTGCCGATCGCTACTGCCAGGGGCATACTGAAAACCGGCCTCAGCGATCGGTACAGTTTTGTCCCCTACAGTAATTGCAGGGACACTGATCCGCTCACCTGTTGCCCGATCTAAAAACTGGCGAGGAGCGGGGGCATCCTCAACCCGCAAATTTTCAGCCCTCAACTGGCGATCGCTCAACCGAAACACCTTGCAGCGACAGTTAAACCCAGAGGGAGGGTAGCAGGTGAGCCAGAATGGATCGTCAGCCCGAAAAACTTTTAGGTGCAGTGCCAGGTGATGGGGACGGGGGGTGATTGGGTCATCGTGTACCCACTGCCAATAGGGACTACGCGCCATAACCTCAGGGTCAGTCATTTGTCGCCAACGCCCTGCACCATAGGCTGTTCTCATGTTTTGCAGCAGCACCAGTTGCGATCGCCACGGTTTCATGGGGGCATAGCCACTGCGTTGATAGAGGCTATCGAATTGCTCCTGAAACTCACTGATCAACATGCCATTTTCGACGGCCTGGGTGGTCAGGTCATAAACCGATTGCAGCAGTTGGGCACTGGTCAAACCCGCCACGGTAAACGCCCACTCCTGTGCCATGCCAGATAAATCCGTCCATGTCTCGGTTGGCAATGGCACACGCTGCTGCAAAAACTCGATCGCCCTTTTGAACGGCAGTTCTCGGTACAGAGTATCCACGTTGTTTTACTGCAAGTCGTCTGGGTTGACGGGCTGAAACACCAACTCACCATCTGAGTACTGGAAGGCAAATTCCACACCATCCATAATGAACTGCCCTTTAATGCCGCTATCATCAGCACTCATCTGGGTAATCCGTTCAACATTGCCACGGGTCGCCTGTGACTGAATCACGGCCAACATCACGGCCATTACCTGTTCACGGGTGGGGTTTTCGGGTAAATTCATATCAATCTCCTTCGTTGAGAACTTCGTAGCGGCCTGCTAAATGACTGGCCACCATGCCATCGTAAAGCAGTTCGTTTAACTCTATGGTTGACAATTGGCCATATAACAGCAATAGCGCCTCCTGTAACTCCTCAAAACTAGTGGCGTTGGCCACCAGTTCGGCTAGTTGTTTTTGCCAGCGGCGCAGGGTTGGGGTCATCTGTTGCGCCGCCTGTTGGGTGTAGTCATCAGCCACGTCACGGTGCTGCCCGCGCTCGGATAGCTGAGGAGTGCTACTCCCACCACCACCAAACAGTTGAGTGAGTGGATCGGGGCCGATCGCCTCTGGCGCAAACACAACCCCATAGGTATCGACTAGGTATTGTTTGTCCAGTTTTTCGCCAGCAATATCCGACACTGTGCGATCGCGGGTGGCGCGGCTATTCAGATCCTCCTGAGCCTCTAACTCTGGGAACTGCCGAACAATACGTGGAATAGGCACACCCTGCCCTAGGTTCAGTTCAACCACCCAGCGAAACAGCGTACTCTGGAGTGTCTCTGCTAGCAGATCAGAATCGGCTTTAGCGATGAGCAACTGCTGGTCAGATGCCACCTCATCCCGTGCCCGTGAGCCACCACCATCTGACTGATCAGTGGTGCCAGTGTTACCCAACACCAACTTAGAGATTTCGTTATCACAGAATTTAACCAAATCCTGATAGCAGTTGATACTACCGTATTTATTGGCCTCCAAAATTCTCAAAACTACTCCCTCTGGTAGGGTGATACCAGTATCAGTGGCTAGCCGTTCCACAACCTCCTGGTACGATTTCACCTGCTTGGGGCTGGTGCCCGCTGGGTACTGTAGGAGCGTCGCAGGCATGGAATATTTTTCAGTAAAAACCTGCCACCATTTGACGCCTTCACGCTTAAACCATCGAGGGTAATAGAGTTTAGAACCGAGGCCATCGCCATAGGGGCTACGGTGGCCATTATGGCAGTGAACAATCATGCGACGGGGTGGGATAGCCTCACCCGTAAAACAGTTTTGGAGGGTCAGTAGTCTGAGTGCGTAGCCATGCTCAGTGATGGCATAGCCGAACCGGTACTGAGGGCGCAAGAGTGCCCGCTGCGGCAAGATCTGGTCACCAACTTTTTGCCAGATGATTTCAGCAACAGCAAACCCCATTAGGATTGCATCCAGTAGCCCTAGGCATAGGCCATCAAACCCTAGGCCAGTGGTTACTAGAGTCTCGGTGTCATGCTCTCGATAGCTGGCCAAATTGGCGATCGCCGCCTCAACCAACTTGACAGCCTGCTTCGATTTGCGACTGTTGTCCCCAGGCTCTAACAACCAGTCGCGATGAATTACACCGTAATAGCGTTTGCTGAGGGTGGCACTGATATGAGCATCACGCTCTAGATCGCGGTACAACTGGAATCGCCGCTTACCGTGCCCACGCGATCGCAAGACTTCATCAAACTGTTCAGGGCTAACTAGCCAGCCGCCATAGCCTGACAGCAGCCCTAGGTGGGGGTCTGTCTGAATAGCAGCAACGTCGTTGTATAGGTGCTGTTTTTTTGCCATACCTATACAATGCCCAAATTTTGTTTGCTCAACTTCGGAACGAATATCGCCGTACCACCCTCAAACGACTTGAGAATGTACCGGCGATTATAGAACACGCCGATTTGATGGGCGAGGCGATCGCAATCGAACCGCTCAGGCAATCCCACCAGCGTGACAGGTAAACAGCCACCCCGCAAAATGGGCTTGAGTTGCAGGTCAATGAAATTCATCAACCCCAGTTTTCGGCTGAGGTCGTCGTGTCCCACAACCGACCCAAAATCAAAGTGGGGGATGGGGTAGGAGCTAACCCGAAATTCGCATTCACTATTGTACAGATTGGCCAAGATAGCCTGCACACGACGCGCTGGCATGGCCGTAGGGGTAGCAAACTCGGCATGATGCCAGCCATGCTGTTCTGGGGTTTCAGGGTTGTCTACCCAGACCATCTCATGGGGCGTTGGGGCATAATGGCTGGCAGGTTTTTGACAGGTAAGGGTGTAGGTTTTAGACATGAGTTAGGTAGTAGAAAGGAGTTTTCGATAAATTACTGAAAATAATGGGTCTAAAGCCCCGCTCTTTAGGGCGACGGAGTGTCAAGTCAACAATTCGAGGGCAATCCGATGTTTGCCGCCGTAGTAAGTGATGAGAGGTTTAAGCATTTTTTGCCTCGTTTAGCTCTAAAACTCTTTGCAGGGCGATCGCTGCAACTTGAGGAACTACGGCGTTTCCGAGTCCCCTAATTCTGTCCACCCGATTGGGTATCCCATTAGCCACTCGCAAAACTCCGGGTTCAGTTGCCCACGGATTCCATCTCGGATCAACGAACCCGGCACTGTATCGCGGCTTGCTTGCGACGGTGGAAGGGTTGAATTTTTTGCGTCTTGGGCGGTTGGTGTGGGCATCAACTTCACCCACCTTCCCAAACTCAGGGAGCAATTGGCACCGCTCTTGAGATGCCGCCCGAGTCTTCCCGTTGCAGTCTCGGTAAACGTGTCGTCCTTCCCGATGATTGCCCACTGAGTCGCATCGCTTGCTGTTACGGTAGGCAACAATGAAAACCCTTTCTCGTAAGTGCGGCGCTCCCACACTCGCCGCTGATATAGTTTGCCATTCTGCATCAAACCCGCTTTCGGCCAACTCCCAAAGTACTGCTCCCATAACTCTCCCGTTTGACTTCCGAAGCATTTCTGCGACGTTTTCCAGTACGAGGTAACGGGGTCGGCACTCGCGAACAATCCGCATGAGTTCGTAGAACAATCCTGAGCGTTCACCTTCCAGCCCTCGCCCGTTGGGGTTGGCGCATGAAATGTCCTGACATGGGAAACCCCCTGTGATGAGATCGAACTGTCCTCTGGTAGCAGTGAAAGTTGCGATATCTCCATGTATTGGCACTCCTGAAAAATTTTTAGCTAATACTTTTTGGCAATAGGGATCGATTTCAACAAATTGCCTTGTTTCAATCCCCCCAACCATTTGAGCAGCGATCGCAAAACCCCCAATGCCGCTAAAAAGATCAAGGTGGTTCATCATTCAACACACTCCTTAAATACTCTTTTGCAGCTTCGGTTGTGTCGTAAAAATGTTTCGCAGCCTCGTGACCCAAAAGGATTACCCCAACCAAATGGCTAGGGAATAGATCAGCGAGTAATTTCCCTTGAGGATGCAAAACTTCTGCCCAGCCTTCAATACAATGAGTTGTTTTACAGGTGTGCCATTTACTCATATCCAAAGCATTTGGTTCCAAGGCTTTTTTGGCAACTTTTTTAAGCAAATCAGGACATGGTTCAAACTCTTTTGGGAAATCCTTGATCTGGCGTAAATCTACACCACGTAAATCTGCACGGTTTAAGTATGCATTCTTCAAATCTGCATTGTTCAAATCTGCATCTGTTAAATTTGCATCCCTTAAGTTTGCTCGACTCAAATCTGCATCCCTCAAATTTGCATCTGTCAAATTTGCATCCCCTAGGTATGCTCCCTTCAAATCTGCCCCACTTAAGTCTGCACTCCTCATATCTGCACTCCTCATATCTGCACTCCTCATATCTGCATCTCCTAGATATGCCCCACTTAAGTCTGCATTCCTCAAGTCTGCTCGACTCAAAACTGCCCCCTTTAAGTCTGCATTCCTCAAGTCTGCCCCCATCAAGTCTGCATCCCTTAAGTCTGCATACCTCAAGTTTGCCCCGCTCAAATTCATCGCGCTCAAGTATTTATCTCTCAAATCCAAATGGATTCCTTTCTCGTGTTGCAAAATCAGTTCATCTAACTGCTGTTGGGTGATTTTAGTTTTCATCTAATCCTCTCGGTGGTTATTGATTGTCTTAATTGCTTTTACCAAACCCTTGGCAGCGTAACTGAATTAGGCTGATCTTGATATTTACCCTTTCTATCCTCGTAGGTGACTTCGCATGGTTCACCCTCAAAAAACAGCAGTTGGACGACCCCTTCGTAGGCATAGATGCGACAATCGGCACTGGAAGAATTAGAGAACTCTAGGGTGAGATGGCCGCGCCAACCCGCTTCGGCGGGAGAGAGGTTTGCGATTATCCCTGCGCGAGCATAGGTCGATTTACCGATACACAGCACCGTCACGTTGTGCGGCACCTCTAGCCGCTCTAGGGCTACACCCAATCCGTAGGAGTGGGCAGGTAAGACAAAAAATTGGCCCCATTTGTCATGTTGCAATTGCACTGCTTCTAGGTTGGCTGGATTGAAGTTCTTGGGGTTAATGACGGTGCCGGGAATATGACGAAAGACCCGAAAGTCTTGGGGGCTGAGTCGAATGTCATAGCCGTAGGACGATAGGCCATAGCTGATGACAGGTTTGCCCTGGTAGACCCGCGTGGATTGGGCAATGAGGGGGTCGATCATACCCTGTTGCGATTTGATCCAGTTGTCGTTTTTAATCATTGGTCGCGCCTTGTTTAACAACAATTTCAGGGAATAGTTTTGTGTTTAGTTTGGATAGGTTGTCCATTACTCCTCCACTTGGGCAAGCTCGATCTGTTTAATAGCCTTAGCTACCAACACTTGAGCATCAGCCACAGTCTGTTTAGTGGCAGGGGAATAGGCAAATGTCGCCTTATTCAACAGCTTGATTGCGCTGGCCAGATGGAATACCACATCAACCCACGCAAGGCCATTTTTGGCGGCATCCTGTAGTTCAGTTATCAGGTTAGACTGAACGACCTGTATTGAGAAAATCGCCTGCTCCGAATCGGCATTGGATAGGAGGTCGCTGAGGGTAGAAATAGAGTCAGACATTTTACATTCCTTTCTTGAGAACTTGGTGAATGAGAGAGTTGATCACCTGTTGTCGAATTTCTAACAGTTGAATGGACTGCTCTAAGAGGCATTCCAGTTGCTCACGAGACATGGTTTTGATCGAGTTGGTCATCAGTTTGACGGCAAACTGTTTCTCAGGTGGCAGGTCAAAATTGATCACGACAGGCCACTAGAACGACATACCGAAAGGGTTGAAAATGAAGAGACGCATTAGGGCATCCCCACATGATGCTGAACCCGCAGGGAGTGAATCCGGCGATCGCCCACGAATACCTCAATCGTCCAAATCGATGGGGTGTAGAGCGTCAGTGCTGCCAGTTCCCCAGGTTTTTGCAGGAGCATATTTGCAACCGCTAGTGATGGGGCTACCACCGTCAGGTGGCGACGATGGCTCAGATGGTAGTTGCAGAGTTTGGCCGCCAGTACAAACTGGCCATTGTTGAGACGGTCGATCGCCTGCCAAATGTTGAAGGCGATTTCTAGGGGCAATTGATCAAGCATCGCTATTTCTCCAAATTGAGTAACAAACCTTGAACACCACAGCCACCCAGTAGTTGGGGTGACAGCCAGATTGTTTCGTCGCCATGCCGCTGGGTTTGCCAACCTGCGAATAGTTGGTTGTACAGCGGTGAGGCATAGCCGCTGACGATCGCCTGATGGCCAGTGAGCAGGTGAGCCAGACGGCGATGATCCGCGTCTGTCCAGTCGTAGGCATACTGGCGACGGGGTGCGCCCATGACGTGGCGGCGATCGCGGGATTTACGCGTCGATTGCACATAGGGCGGGTCGCAATACAGCACCCAGTCACGGCGATCGCCCCTAGGGAGATGGGGCACAATCCAGTGGCGGTAGCTACCTTTGTGGCCAAAATAGGGGGCGATGATCATTTGAGCATCTCCCTACAGACGGCATCAACATTGATAGAGGCAATACCGCGACTAGACCGCAGGTAGTGAACCCCATGCCGCCAACGGAATGGCACATTAGCCTCGATTTTCTGAGTCAGCGTGGTTTTACTCCAGCCACGGGTTCCGAGCCGTTCTCGGAGGTGCTGGCCAGCAATGCGAATCGGTAGCCAGCGATCGTTCATTGTCGTTTTCATGTTTTCCACAGGACACTACGGGACGTTAAAAGAGGTGCTAATCAACCGCCTGATGTCATCGGCGGCTTTTTGTTGGTTGCGTTGGTTCTCTGCCCAAGCACGGCAGTCCTCTCGCCAGCGGCGTTTCCCCTCTTGGTGGATCGCCTCACAAGCATCAGGGGTCAGGTCATTGAGCGATCGCTGCATCACCTCTGAGGACAGCGACTGAAATTTCTGGAGGCTGTCATTCCACACGCCATTGCAATCTCGTCGGAGGCAGATACGGGGTAGGTCGGGCTGGATGTTTCGCCCTTGGTTTTCCGGTAGGGCGGCTAGTTCCTCTAGCCAGCCGAAAAACACATAGCCTCGATTTTTGCAACAGAAACACTGGTGCTCAGGGAACGGCACTCGCTCTGTGATGACCTGCCGTGGCTGCGCAGGGATGGCAATTCTAGGCAGCATTGAAGTACCCCGCCTGAATCAGGAACGACCGGTACTCAAAGCTGTATTTCCTGTCAAACTCAATGATGTTGATGTGATCCAGTTCTCTGACCCTGGCGCGGTGAACTGAGTCAGGTATGGACTCAAACGCGCTGGCTTGAGGGTGAGGGGTGTTGGCTTGGGTCTGGAGTTTATACAGGTTCCAGTACTGTTTCAGGGTGGCTAGGTTGGTCGCGAGTTCCTGCTTGGAGATGCCCACCCTAGCCGTCTGGAGCCGCAGGATAGACACGATCGCATCAGCCGTGGTGCAATCCCTGTTTTTATAGGCAGGGGTCGCTTGCAGGGCTTTACGGCGAAATTCGACAAAGCCGGGGTCGATGTCATCCCACGCCCCACCGGGGATTTGCCACGGGTGACGGCTGAACTGTTGCTCAAAGCGGTCTATGGGATGGGTAATATTCTCTGGAGGAATTTTGGCAGGGGACGCTTCACAGGGTTCAACCTTGACGATGGGGAGATCGCTGAGGTCATCCTCTTGGGGTTCAAATTCAAAATCATCCTCAGAAAAAAAAGAAGTTTCGCTTCTTAGATCTTCTTTTTTATTTTCTATATTAATATCTAATATAGATCTGCAATCCTCGAAAGCCGCACTGTGAGCGGGTTTTGGGTGGTCAAAATTGCAATTCTGCAACCGAGTCGCCGGTTGTGCAACCAACGGTTGTGAATCTGCAAGTGGTGGTTGTGATTCTGAAAGCAGTGGTTGCGATTCTGAAATAACATTCTGCACCTTGCAATTCTGGGTTTCACAATGAAACCCAAATTCCGAGTAACGTTTTTGGGTTACGACCACCTCAGCCAGGCCGCATAAAAGATCTTTGTTTTTGAGTTTTTGGAGGGCACGGCTAACTGATGACTCAGAAATGTTTAGAGCAGCAGCAATGTCTTTCTGCTGCGATTTGATGACTCGATTGCCAAATGGGTTTAGCGACCTCAGATACAGATAGACGGCTAGGGTTGTGCCCGATAGCCTGGCTTGGGCTATTTGAGACACCAGCGCTGATGTGACGGCAATAAACATCTAAAATTCCTCCTCTGCCTCTGTGAGGGTTTGCAGTAGTTCTGTATCCGCAGCAGCGGCACAGAGTTTGTCATAAACGTCGGTGGTAATCGCCTTGAATGAGTCAAAACCAAATTTTTCAACCAGCGCCCGCATGGTTTCCTCGTTGTGCCCTGACTCTTTAGCGATCGCCCACAGTCGTTTTTGCTGATAGAGGGTGATCGTGTGCACCCGTTCGGCGGCTTGGGGGATGCTCTCAATCTCTGTTTCATCCAACATCCCTAAACCGCAGATACTCAACGTCACGCGGCGCTTGGCCTTGGTGATGGCCTTCATGATGGCGTTCGCTTTGGCCTCGCCCTGCAACTGCCCTAAAGGGACAACTCCAACGTCGCTATCCTCACGACCGTTGAGATGACTACGGGCAGTTACTGAAACGATTACCAACCCCTCAGAGAACTGAATCTCCGGCCTGGAGATGGAAATCGAGTACACCTGCCGTAGCTGGTCGGTTGCCCCCTTCAGGGCATAGAGAACAAGCTTGCCGTTTAGCTTGATGTACTCGAATGGTTTTGTCAGGGGATTCAGCCCCACCGATTCGCATACGCGAGCGTAGTACTGAATCCGGTCTGTCTCGGAGAGGACAGATAAATCCCCCTGGATCAGAACCTTTTCAAATTTCCCCAACTCAGCTGGGGTTGTGGCTAACGAGTTCATTTAGTCCTCCATGCAAACGTCGTAGTACTCGCACCAGTCCTCTAGCTCAGAGCTAGAGGATTTAGCCCATTGCCGAATCTCAACCCCCAGACTGGGGCGATCGGCGATCGGAAATCGCTCAAGAATCTGCCTGACGTACACATCCCCGTCGGGTGAATTTGAACTGATGGCATCAATGTGTTGTGGGGTGAGGGCACCCGCACTTTTTAATTGGGTTAACCGTTCTCTGATGTCCATTGAATCTAGTTTACGCATACGGAAACTATAAACTGATCTTACCGCATGCGTCAAGTTGTCGAAATACGTTAGAAGGCCACGCTTTTAGGAACTCACGACTAGAACCAATTGGGGCAAATTTCACTAACGGATTGTTTGGGTTTTTTAGTTCACTTAATTTTTGGTTGCCAGAGATGTATTCAATTGCCTCGTCCGTTAGCTCTAGTGGGTTGATGTATTTGCGCCGTATGGCGATAAACTCCAATACCTCACCAGGGCTGAGTTTAAGCGCCAGAGCGATTCTTCTGATGTTTCCCTCTCTCAGCATCCGTCGATGGTGGATGTACTGCGACCATGTTGACATCGATATTCCTGTTATTTTCGCTAGCTGACTATTTTTTAGTGTCAGACATAGTGCTAGGTGTAGTCTCATGTTCCCGTATACGGTAATTACATCAATATTGTAGTGTTTTCTTGAGTTAAACGGAATTTGCGAATGCGTAAAATCTCGTTAGCCCTGGCATGGGTGTATCAGCGTTACCTCAGTAACTGCCCATCGCGGGATAGAATTTTGCGGACTGAAGCGATCGCTCGTTCTAGGCGTGTTGGTATATGGGCAGGTGGCCACATCCCCCCGTGGGAGTGGCGTTAAGAACGTTACCAGTCAGCAATCAAACGACGACGGCGTGGTTTACCTGGGGGTGGCACAAATCGCGGCACAGCCAAACCTGCGAGGGCATAGGTTAGGGCATCCCCACTATCCGGAGATCGCCCCAAGCGTTTTTTAATATCGAGCTTGCTTTCAACTTGTATGCGCCAACCAGATAGCGACCAGCGCGCCACTGTCAGATCAGCCGCTAGCATCGGATCAGGTGGCAGGGAGATGGGATTGGGAGACTCTGGATCGAGAGCCTCTCTCACTGCCCACCACAACTCAGCCCGTTTGTTGCTAAACCCAATTTTTCCACTGCACTCTGTGGCAGTGCTAGCCTCACCGCCATTGAGTGGTAAGCAGGGAATGTCCAATTGGGTTAGAGCATCGAGGGGAGACGACCCAACCCCCACCACATCCACCGCCACCAGCGGCTCATCAGCTAAATAGGGTTGAATCATCTGCACCACTTCAGCCCCCGTGGGGGTGGACTTACCAGGGGCGCGGTTCAGTTGCCCCACTGTGCCATCACAATGAATCGGGCAGATTGTTGTCAGGTTTTTACCCCCACGGGCAACGTCAACGCCCAGAGCAGAGATCGGGTGGGAACTTGGCTGCCAGCGTTGTTGCGCCAACTCCACCCACTCGTTGGGGATGATCTGAAATTCGTCATCTTCTAGGTTCACCACCCGCCCATAGAGCAGTTGCGATCGCAGAGGCTCTGGCAGGTTATACAGTTTGGCTCGATACTCTGGTGTGTCAAGAGCAGGGTTATCGGACAGTCCTGCTCGAATAAACGTGGTAGACCGTGGAGATAGTACCATGCCCGCCACCTCAACCAGATCAGGGCGATCGTACTGCTGACCAGCAATCGTATAAATTAGTTGGCCATCCTCATACTGCTGTTCAACCCACCACGAACCAAACCAATCCACCACCCACCATGCCTCCCGGCTAGTGGGCGGGTTAAACGTCAGAACCGTTTGGCATAGCTGCTGTGGATCGGGCGATCGCACCCACGCCTGTAGATACTCAACGGTTTCAGCCCCCCCTGGAATTTCGGTTGCTTCATCAATACCCAGAAAATCGTGTTCACGACCTCTATAGTTTTCCCGATCGTCTAGGTGGTGTAGATAACCAAACTCAATGATTTTGCCATCAGGGAACGTCCAAACCCGATCCGCCCCGTTATAGTCACCGATACCTGAGAACAGTTGCTTAGAGCGTTGGATAATCTCTCTGAGGTTTGTGTACGTTTTTCGGAGGATGAGGCTCTTTTTGTGCCGTAGATAGGCCATGAACAATAGAGCCGTGGATTTACTCCCCCCCGCCGAACCCCCAAATCCAATCATCTGAGCAGGGCAGTCTAGGAGTTTTTGTTGAATCGGCCACGGTTGCAGTGGTAGGGGTGGCAACGTTTTAGTCACACGGCGACGGGGTGGCATCTGTGGTACGTATCGCCCATAGCTATTGATCAGCCCATAGGGGTCAAACCCACTCCGTTGGCGGCGACGGTGTTTAGTCGTCATCAAACAAACTCAGTTGATGCTCAACCGAAAAATGAAGCTCCAAGCCTTTGTCGGCGATCGCCACTTCACCAAAAATCCGCACCCCATTGAGGAACGCATTGAGGATTGATACATCATCAGTGCTGTGTGCCTGCCGTGCCCGCTCCACCGCTAGGCGACTAAAGTGAATGAACGCCTCCCTAGCAGACTCAGACCACATCTGAACCAAAATTCTTTTTTTTAGGCTCACCGCATCAGAGATTGATTCATCCTCATTGGCCATAGATCGCCAGCGTCGTAACGTTCGAGGGGTGATGTTTCGTCGCCGGCAAACTACCTCATCAGACTCAAACTCTGACTCTGCCAACGCAGCAGCGATAATTTCAGGTCGAATTCTACGGCTCATATTCAGATAAACACTATTTCCTTTAGTGTGCCCAAAATAGAAAAAATAAGCCTTGGCTTAAGCCAATTCTAAATCTAAAACCTGAAACGCCTATATCTTAAGCGTTGTAGTTGCCTGCATGTCTGCTCCCAAAGCAGAGGGTCGCAGGTTCAAATCCTGTCATCCCGATAGAGAAAACACGGTGTAGTCGGCCTTAGAGGGTTCGACTTGAGTGTTTAATATTGACCAATATTGACTAATATTGTTCAGTATTAACCAGTCGTTTAAGCCAAACTTTAAGCCAAATGGGTTTATCACTAGAGACCGTCAACTCTCAACTGAGAGCCGCAGGAGTACGGGTGACAATTGCTGCTCGTGGAGATCGCCTGTCGTTGGTAGCCACCGTACCAGACCGCGCTGGTGGCAAAAAACCAAAACAGACACGGATCAGCCTGGGCTACCGCAGCAATGATCTAGGTATCAAACAGGCCAGACTGAGAGCCAATAAACTACCCCACCGCATAGGCGGATGGGGTTTTCAGTAGCCCTGAAGAAGCATAGCTGAGCGAACAGCTAAGCAACTCCGAACCTCCAGGCGCGTTTATAGAGCGCCCCATTGCTTCAATATTTTTTGCACCGTTCAAATCCGCGTCACCCGTCCAACCGCAATGACCACAAGCAAACTTCTTCCCGCTTCTGTACGATTCACCTCTAACGGGGTGGATGTGCAAGCACTTGTGGCAAGTTTGCGAGGTGTACGCAGGATTCACCAGAATCAGCTTGACGCTGTTCTTCACCGCTTTGTAGGTCAAGAATTGGCGCAACTGGTAGAACGCCCAACTATTCGACAAACGCCGCTCTTTCTTAGAACGCGGCATTTCATTGGTACGTTCTCTGATTCCGGTCAAGTCCTCCAATGCAATCACCTGATTGTTGGTTTTCGCGTGTTGGGCGATGCGCTTAGAAATGACGTGATTGGTATGCTGTTGAAATCTTCTTTCCTTGCCCGACAACCGTTGCAAGAGTCTACGCGCTCTACGTCGCGTGGATCTTGTGCCTCTCGAAGCTTTTTGCTGGATCGAAGCTCTTACACGAGCATGATGATTTCTGACGCTGGTTACGTCTTTACCACTGAAACTATCCCCGTCCGAAGTCACCGCAATATCGGTTCTACCCAAGTCCACACCCAGAACCCTTTTTGTTTTCTGCGGTGGTTCTGGATGCGATTCAAGCTGAATGTTCAGATAATACTCACCGTTAGCATTCAACGAGAATGTTGCTGTTTTGGGCTTCTGCCCTTTCAGCAATCCACGCTGATAGTTACCGATGTGCAGTCTGAATCGCTCCCGCTTCCCAACCATTGTGAGGCTTACCGTCCAGTCTGATTCTCGGAAACTGAACGTTCTTGCGTCATAGGTGACCGATGTGGGGCGGAATTCCTTCACGGGCTTGCCTTTCTGCTTTGCCGTCTTTCTGTTGCCAGAAACGCGACGAATCGCATGGATGGCAAGCTGAGCAGGCAGACCGTATCGCGCTCTGACTTCCTGATAGACCAAAGATTGCATTGCAAGTTCATTGGTCAATTTTTCGGGGACTTCCTGATTCACGTACTCGCAAGCATCCGCAAACACTCGGAACGTTTCTTGCACTTTAGCAAGCTGTTCGAGTGTTACTTGGATCTTACAGGCTACGGTCAGGACTTGTTTCACAGCTTTAATTTGTCACGTATTGATATTATAGACTACAAAGAGGTGTTTGATGTTTCCTGATTTACCCGATAAGAGATTAGGGCTTACGCCCTGTCGCTATCCCTCCCCACCGTATAGACGGATGGGGAATCCCGCGAGTTCGTTGAACTGTGGAACCAGTTAGAGACCGGCAGGTTTTCATGGAGTGACTGGGTAGACACCCGCCCCAGCGAAACCATTGGGGACTGGGTAGAGCGTTACAGAGCCAAGTTTGAAGCTGATCATAAATTGCCACAGTGGTATCGAGACGACTGGCACTACATCAACAAATTACCTACAGATCAGGTATTAGACATTGAGGTACTGCGGTCTGCTATTGAAAAATACGCCCCTGCTAGCCGTGCCCGTCAAATTGCCTGTCGAATTCTATGTAAATTTGGCCAGTTTGCCGGACTCAATACTGAGGAATTGCAACCCCTAGGGCGGGGCTACCGTCACCCAATTAAAGAGCGTAAATTACCTACAGAGGCTGAGATCGAACTAGCGATCGACGGCATACCGTCGGAACAGTGGCGGCTAGTGGCTGGCCTGATGGCAGCCTATGGTTTGCGCGACCATGAGTGCTGGCACTGCACCGTCAAGCCAGAACCCCCCTACGAACTGTGGGTGCTGAGAGGCAAAACAGGGGAGCGGGGGCCGGTGTTCCCCCATCCGGTGCGATGGGTTGAGCGATGGCAACTATGGGAACTGAACCTGCCCGTTGTTACGGTGCCACCCATGCAGACCAATAAGATCTATGGCACTCGCACGTCTCGACAGTTTCGACGTTACAAAATGCCATTCCCGCCCTATACCCTACGCCATGCCTACGCTGTCAGAGAAATTGAGCTAGGGTTACACCCCACGATTGGAGCGCGGTTAATGGGGCACAGCGTCACCACGCATACTGCCACCTACCAGCGATGGATCAGTGAGCGAGAAATCAGGCAGGCGTGGGAGAGGATTAAGGATTCGCACCCTCTGGGATAATGCCATCCAAGCTCGCCTCATCGGGCACTAGTTCTGCTCCTAGGATAATCTGGGAACGATTCACCAATGCCCCATGTAAATCGAGAATAGTGGACGTTACGTTACCCATTGGGTGCCACATGCCGTGGTATCTGAGCATTTCTTTAACGGCTGCCACAGCTTCATCTGGCCCCTCATAAATAATTTCTGACGACTCGTGCGGGTCGGTTTCATCTAAGGAAACAATCACGGGATAGTCAGTCAACTGAAACTTGATCACGATTGAACCTCTGGAGGACTCCCAGATCTTAACAATCCTACGACTAAATTAAAGTGATCGCGATCGCCCTGCCACAGTTTCACCATGCTACGAATGTCAGAGAAATACTGAAACCCCACAGAGAACACCTCGGTGCTTCCCGACCGATAAACCCTACCTACATACGGATCAATGAAACTGTCTGGTAGTGCCACCTCATCAATTCCGTAATTTCTCCCAGTCAATTTACGGAGTGGTTGAGCCTGACCAGTAGCACGGTTCACCAGCCATTGCTTTGCGGCGGCTCTGGCATTATTTGATGAATACTCCAAATGATGCGCGTATTCGTGCATTGCGACAGCCTGCATTGTCATATCCCTACGTGGTTGACCAACATCGATCAATTTTTGATCTTTCTTTGCATAGGCACGTTTAGAGCGAGCCTGAACACGCTCCAATCCGGCCTCTGAGCCATCTATGCCACCGCGAGACATCTGAATTGCTCGTCGCAATCCCTCCCTAGCATCGGCGTTAACGGTCTTAGTGATTTTTATTTTTTCATAAATGGCTGACACCTCAGCATCAGTCAAACCAGTTGATATTAGCTGACGCTCTAAGTTTTCCATCTCAGCAAATAACTGCTCTGGAGTTTGAGTGTTTTCTAGGCGTTTAGTCCAAACGCGCCCTCGCTCGATGATGGTGCCAAAATCACCATAGCCCCGAGGAACCTGTGCTGCCACAGATCGTCGTGCTGCCTGGGCAGCAACCCAATCAGCAGCGGTTCTATATTGACCCTCTAGAATTTTGCGACATTGACGTAAGCGTGAGATACAGGCATAGCCACAGGGAAAACCCTTCACGCAGTTTTTGCGGGTCGCTGCAAAATCATAGGTTATCGCTGGATTCGTGATCTTGACGTTGATCGTGTTCATTTGCGTCTGACACTCCTATCCAGTAGCCACTGAACCAAGTTGACATCTAACTGACCACCACTGCCATAGCCTCGCAGTAGCCCCAATACCTCAATCACGCTACTCGCCCCATTGATTTGGCCTAGTAGTTCTGGAGCAATATCTAACCCCAGATTTAGTAGGGTTTGAGGGTTTATATCATCCCCAGACACCACCCCTTGAATTGTGCCCAACAAACCGCTGACCTCGTTAGGAATGCCGATCTGACTGGCTAGGCCACCGCCAATCACATCAAACGGGGACAGATTGTTAGCACTGGCAATATCCCGAAAATTGAGACCACCGCCAAATTTCTGGGCGATCGCCCCCAGGCTATCCCCAGCCGCCCCTTGAATGAACGATGAAAACCCACCTGTGGCCAGACCAGACAGACCACCAAACAGACTACCAAACATCACCTAAACCCCCGCGCCGGAATAAACGTCCCACCCACAAAACTCAGATCAGGGTCGTTGAGTTGGCGGGTGCGGTACTGACCTAGTGGCGTGGTGTGGTTGTTAACACTCAGGTTGATATTCCCTGACTGTGAAACCCCTAACTCAAAATTGCCTGACTCAACGGCGGGGCGATCGCTAGGTGGTAGGCGTTCAATGTTGCCCTGTAGCCAGCGGTTGGCGGCTCCATTGGCATCGGAAATTTGGCGATCAGTTAGGCTACCCGTGTCAAACTGAAACTCATCTGTTTCAGGCTCAACCAAGTCACTCTCACGAGGGATTCGTTGAAGTGTTAGGTTCATGCCCTGAATCCCTGCTGGTAGACCATTGAGCCACTGAATCTCAGTCCACTGCACCGACTGTAAAACCGCTGGCCCAAACCGCCGCTCACCCCAACGGAACCCTAGAATCGGTGGGCTGCCGCTGCTAGCCGTGGCCTGCATTAGTGCCTCTATACCATCCAATAGTGGCAGTAGAGATCGCCGCATACCCCATGCCGTACAGGTCAACCCCTCAATCGTCAATTGTGACCCCTCAGAATAGTCGTATTGCATTGGTTGCACTCTAACCCCATGCACACCCGCAGGCGACCACACTGCACGGCTAGAAAACGACAACTGACTAGGATTCACGATGAACGTCCAGAGTCGCTGGCTGTCATCGTCGCTGTACTCAACCAGATGAGCCTCAGCATCAGCCGAGAACTCTGCACTAGGTAGGTTTTGTAGGGCTGTGGAGTTATACCGCATCCTCTATCTCCAGTGTGTTCTCGCGGTCTAGGGTGTCCTCTCTGAGTGTTTTCACCAGTAACTGATCAATATCAAAAACCTCCTCATAACTGAGGTTGACTGCCGCCGTGAATGGGCACTGCCAAGTTTGGCCATAGTACCAGCAGTTATCATCTAACTCCTGGAACTGGTCACGGGACAGACTCAATGGCGATAGTCGCAGGTCTAGGTTAGCGATCGCTGTAATCGCAGGAGTCCAACCAGTGAGGGTGATCAGCAACATATCGAGGATGGCGTATATCTCACTGTGAGTACGCAGGTTCACCAACTCACAGTTGATCGCCCACTCAGTACGCCCCGTCAACTGAGATGATCCAATTTCATGCAGCGTCTGAGACACTGAGCGGCTCTGAAACCCCACCAACGCCTGATTGCGACGGGTCGGTTGTCCCAACTGCCTAGGAGTCGCCGGAAAACCAGACACCCAAACGCCCAGGGGTGACAGTGCCCCCCCTAGGCGATTAACGATCTGGCTCTCGATTTGGGACAGCACTGTTAAATCCTGACTCGGTTAACAACCGCTGCGCCACGATTGAAGAGGATTTTATTACCATCTCCAGCGTCTAGCCCATCAAACCCAGCCATCAGAGAAATTCTCCCGCTCAAACCAGTTTCTCCCACATCGTCTAGTAGGCGACCTGTATTTGCATTGGGCTGGTTTTGGCGATAACGATCTAGGCTCTCAGTGATTCTCTGTACCAATTGGCGGTTTTGCTCAGGTGATTGAAACCGTGCTGTAGAGGGAATAAACATTCGTAGATATTCTTCGGCCTCGCCCGCGTTAGTGATGGCCTCAAATTCCGCATTGGCTAAATCGTTGCGATTACGCGCACCAGATCCGTATGTATAGATGCCACCACCAGATGAGCCGTATTCAGCTACCAATTCCCCCGATTCAAACTCATCTAAGCTCATTGAGCGAGTAGATTCAGCGTGGCCATTGCTGCGAAATAGAACCTGATCGTCGTCAGACGCATTTGATAGCAAATCGTCAAAATCACTCTCCTCGACAATGCGAGGTGGGTTAGAAAACCCTTGATTTTGCCGTATCAAAATACTGGTAACAGGGTCAACCTCAGCCAGACTATCGCTGCGGGGTTCAAATGGTTCACCGCGTTCCTGTGCCCATTGCTCCGCCGCCACGTACACCTGGTCATAGGCAGTAATTACATCTGTCCAGTCGTCAGTTTCTAGGGCACGCTGTACCAAGTCTGGCAACGAGGCGTTGGAACCTCCTGGCTCTGGGGGAGTTGTGGAGGAGTTGGCCTGCACCCAATCAGCAGCGGTTCTATACTGACCCTGTAGAGGGTTGCGACACTGGCGATTACGAGCAATGCACGTCGCCCCGCAGGGGAAGCCCTTTACACAGTTTCGTTTACCAGATAAATCGATGGCGCGGGGCATCAGTGCTAGTGCCATAAGGATCGAGGCGCCAGCTTCCTCAATCTCAATCTCTGGCTGGTGAATTGATAGGTTAAAGGTCTTCACTGACGGGTTCCTCTGCTACGGGTTGATAAATGATGTCCTCTGTGCCCATGCGGAATGCCCAGCGTTTGGCCTCCGTATCGGCAAAAATGCCCACAAAATCCTCACCCTCTAATGTGAAATCCACCAGTGATTCAGGGGTTGGGGCATCGTCTATGGAGCCTAGTGTTTCAGTGAGAGCGTTCAAAACGCTATCGGCCACTGAGTTAATGATTTCTACCAACTCAGCTTTGTTCTTCGGTTCGTTCATATTGCGTGTCTCTCCAAATGCGGGGGCTGTTTGATTATTGCGCTGGAGCCATGCAGTCAGGCGTTTGCGTCCCTGCACAACCTGCGGAACAGTAGCCATAGCCACCACCGCCCCCTTGAATGGTATTCGCACTCCAGCCGACCCTAGCGCAGCGGCTGAACTGTTGCCGATCGCCCAACCCGCGACATCACCCGTCAGATCATCAGCGACCCGCTCTAGGAACTCCGGTTGTCGCATCTGTTGCAGCGTGGCACGAGCAGTCCGGCGTAACCGCTCGACCCGGCCAGCCTCATTAAACCCTGCCTCACGTTCCGCAGCAGCACGGCCATTCATCACGGCACGGCGACCAGTGATAACCGCACGAACAGCCAACGCCCCAGCTAGATCACCCACCAATGCCCCAGCGTTACCGCCGATCGCCTGTCCAACCTGCGAGGCCAGAAACCCGCCGGTGTTAACAATCAAGTCATCCCTGATTGCCTCATCCTGGAGTTTTTCTTTGACCAGTTCTAGCCCCTGCCGAGCCTTGGTTTGCACCCAATTAGCCGCATCACGTTGTACCCCAGCCAGAGTGATTCGGCACTGGTTAGAGCGGGTAATACAAGTGGCACCACAGCCATAGCCCACGCTGCACCGCTTGGCAGACCTAAAGTTAACGGGTGGGGGTAACTGGGCGATCGCCCGTTGGATCGCCTCATCGAACTCATCAATCAGCCATGACGGGTTTTCGATAGATAAGTTGACGGTCTGCATTGTTTACCTCGACTCTCGTTATTAGAATGCCCAATCAGTAATCGGCGAGGGTTTCGTGGCTATAAACACGCGGTGCCGCACTGATACTAGCCAAGTGAACCTCAGAGGGAACACTACCACTAGCGTCTAACCCCAAGCTAGCCACCCCCCTAGACAAATCCTTGAGCCAGCGGATCACGTCCTCATAGCGCCTACGAACGTCCTCACTGGCGCGGTTTTTGTCGAGTCGATAGCGGGCAATATCACAACTTGCCCACACAAGGGTGTCTGGCACACTCTCTAGGGGTAGCGTGTAGGCACGGGCTAGGTAGCTATTAATTTCAGCAGCCGCATCAGCCAGTGCTCGGTCTAGGATGGCTAGGTTAACGGTGGTGGCTGTGGGGCTATCGATGTTTGTCAGTGCCACCGCCTCAATGCTGCCAAACGCATCAATAAAATCGTTACGGTTTGCGTACATACGCTGCTCCTAAGCAATCTGAGTTTTGACTTTTTCCTCTAATAACCTGCTGAATATGCTCAGCATTTCCCGCGCCTGCTCCTCAGTGGTTTGGCCTGAAATAACAATCGTGGGAGCAAAAGTGATCGGGCTACCACCACTTCGCCCGGCGTCTCTTGCGCCAGCGGCATAGGCACTGCGTTGGGCGGGGGTTAATACCGTCTCCGAGGAATTGGCGATCAACAGGCTGCTGTTGAGGGGTTTTCTGGCCATCTCGGTTTGTAGGGCTGCACCCAAACTGCCGGTACTGGCAGCAGCAAAATGGCCACGGTATGAGGGGCTGGCCACGGCTCTGGCAATCGGTTCTACCACCCCCCCCACCACTGGAATGCTGGCGATTTGTGAGCGGGCACGACTCACTAGGCCATTAACAAATTGGGCGATGGCACTGGCGATCGCCGTTAGAGGTGAGGAGATATCGAGGGTCGGTGGCTCAAAACTGGCTATTGCAGCGATCGCCTGCCGTGCCATGTGCTGAATGAACTGGGTGAACGCCTGCCATGCGGTCGTCACGGCATTGATCACTGACTGAGCAACAAACGACCAGATGGCGGCCTGTTGGGCAACAATCAGCGACACCAGAGACATGGCCAGTGCCCCAATCACAGCGACGATCGCTAAGGCAATTTGGGGGGCTGCATGAACCAATGCCCCCCTCATCATGTGGATACCGCCATTCATCGCCGCCGTAAACATCTGGGTCACAGCCCCCCAGTCAATACTGGCAACAAACAGCGTCAACTCATTGGCCACCTGGCCAACGATGACACCCAGATCAGACGATAGCTGCTGCCAGTTCACCTGACTCAGAAACTGACCGATCGCTCGAATGCCAGCATTAAACAGCCCTGCCAGTTCAGCCCCCATCCCTGCAACATCAAACCCATTACTGAACACTGACACGAGGTTGTTGAGTGCCTCCCCAGGTGATGCCCCTAGTCCCTGAACGCCCTCTAGGGCAGCGTTGATCGACCGAACCCAGCCAGTGAACGTATCCAGCCCGCGCTTCAGTAGCAGCATCGGGTCAGTACCGCCAATACCGAGTGCTGCCAGAGTTTCGCCCATCGTTTCAAACAAACCACTAGGGCCAATCAATGCCTTGAGGGACTCATTAAACGCGCTGAATGCCGATTGAGTGCCATCGGTGCCACTGTCCAGGTCTCGCATTAACCCAAAGATGCCAGAACTGGGGTCAAACAACACCGACTTAAAACTCTGAATCAACCCATCCACTGACACACTGGCATTGCGCTTGAAATCCTCAGTGATGAATTTTTCGCCAGCCCGCTTAATCAGGTCTACCCGCGCTCGAACATCCAACTCTTGAAGGGACTTGACATTCATTTTTGCCAGTTCCCTTTCCAAGAAATTTAGAATCTGCGGGTTATTCTGAAATATTTGAATCTGCCTCAACATGGCAATACTGGCACCGCCTAGGGCATAGGTCAGACCCAACCCCGTATTACCAATGTCTACCCCAGAGCCAGCCGCCAATGCACCATATGACTCAGAAATACTAACGATCACGTTCTGTAGTTTTTGAAAATCAGCCACCCGCCCCGATGCATCCTGAAACGCTGGAATCACGTTGTCCTGAATCGTGGTCGCCAGCATGGCGTAGTCAGCAGTTGCCCCTGGCAGAGCCGCCGCCGAGATAGACAAACGCTGATTCAGCCCCTCAATGAATTTCGTAGCCGTCTGGTAGTTTTCCCCAGTGAGGGCACTAAACGACGATGAGGCGCTGATCCATTGCAGTTGCAGTTGTGTCCCCTGAGCGATCGCCCCTTGGACAAATTGGATGGCTTGGCCAACCTGTTGGAACACTAACTGCGTTGCCCCAAACGCCATCATGGCGCGGTACATCTCTGTGGCCTGACTGGCGCCTATACCAAACTGCTGGCCGGTGCCGGTCATGTTTTGACGCAAACTAGCAATCTGTGACGAAACCTGACCAATAACCTGCCCTGCCAAATTGTTGGCACGGATATTGATGAACAAGTCCATCAATCTAGCCACGTTGAGTCTTCCTCATGGCTGCCGCCTCACGTTCTCGAATCGCCATCACCGCAGCAATCATCATCTCTAGGCGCGATAGTGATAGGTTGTCATACTGGCTGATGTTATTGAAACTCTGGCCATTGATTGAAAAAACAATCTCGTGGTAACCCTGATCATCCCAGTTGGCTAACGTCTGCCAGAAACCCGGCGATCGCCTCACTGACCCGTTTGAAATCAGCAAGGTTGAGTTCATCCAGTTCCTGTAGCGTTACACCTGGTTTATCACCCCATTGGATACAGATTCGCTGACACAGCCGCACTGACATCTCCACGTTTTTTTCATAGCCAGCATTATCGAGTTCTCGGATGTCGCGAACCTTGGGTTCTCTGAATGCCACCACGCGACCATCAGTGAGCGTAGTTGTTGAAGTGTTGGCGGCGGCGCCAACGTCTTTGGGTTGAATTTTCATTAGACGTAATCCCACTCCTCGGCGCGAATGGTCAGAATCAGCTTGGAAATGTCTTGACTGCTTTTATCAGCCTCAAAACCACTTAGGCCGATGGGCACCACGCCATACAACACCAGTGCCTTACCGATCGGCTCTGGTTGGGGGCCATAGCGGATCGATTGAACCGTAACCGTTTCCTGTGTCTCGGCTGGATCGTGGCGAAAATTTTTCCAGTACTGCACAATCACCTCGTCGGCTTCAGGGTCGAACGATTTTTCCAAACTCATCTCCCCTAGAGTACGCGGGCCAACCAGTGGGTACAGTTTGTTACTGAGGCCATCACTGTAGTCAGAGGATTGCGACTGGTCATCTAATCCACTGAACTGTTCCCAGTAAGTGTCAATCCCCTTGAGAGTGACACGGTACTGATTCTTAGCAATTGGGCGGGGTTTGCGAATAGCCATTAATTACCTCCGGCGATGGGGATTCGAATCGTGCGGGCTAGGATGCGTTCTGCGGTGGGGCTAGGGCTAACGTAACTGTCCAGTTGAACAATGCCACTCTCTAGATCGCTGGCTGAATTGTTGCTGCGATCGCAAACATTGAGAAACGCCAACTGCGATGTTTCACCGAAAAACGCCCGCGATCGCCAGAATCGATAGCCCACAGAGTTAGCAATCTCAGTGATGCGACCAAATAGCTGGCCAATGCCGTCACTGGCTGAAAACGCCACGTTCGCCGCCTCTAGCGACTCAATCAGCGTTCGGTTATAAATGCTCAGGATGATGCGGGTATTGATGAACCGATAGAGAGGGTTGCTGCTGCGACTGCGGGCACCATAGACCACCCAGCCCACTCGCGGAAAAAACCGAATGCAGTTTACACCGTCAGGATTCAGAGCCGCCTGATCACTGGCGGTGATCCGCATGTCAGATTCAACAATGCCCCGAATGGGGTGGCGCGTACCCGCTGGAGGTTCCTGAAAACCCTCACGAGCAGAGCGTTTAAAAAACACGATGGCCGCACAAATTGCAGCAGATACCATGCGATTGGCTGAATCCCTCAACCACGGGGCATAGTAGGCTAGGTGGCCTAGGGGACTGATGTAGGCCGCAGCTTCAGTGTCCAGTTCAGCCACGGTGTCAATCATGGCACCACAGTCAGCTAAACCAACCCAGTCAAGAGTAGCAGCCACAGACTCTAGGGCATTGGCCACCCGCAACCGCTCAGCCCGAAACACCAAACTCGCAAACGCCTCTGGGCAGATGATGAACCCCAGCGGCATATCACCGTCAAACGACTGTTGAATAGCCCGCACATAGTCCCACCACTGGGGGCTAGTGGGCACACCAACTGCCGTGGCGATGCTGAGTTTGGCATCGGTCTCGGTGATGGTAAACGGTGTGGCCGTGGGGTCGTTCTGATAAACAATCAGTAGCCCGCCGCTGTAGTCTGCACCCGCATCATCTAGGGCAGGGGTAGCCGTAACTCCCAATCCGTTTGCTGAATTGATGGCAGTGGCTAGGCCATTGATCACTTCAGCATTGGTGGGGCTGGCATCAGCAGTAAACGACAACGGTGTGCCATTGATGTTCAGGCTGTAGACCCCAGATGCGCTGAGGGTATCAACACTGACGATCGCCCGTGGCGCAATACCTAGTTTGCTGTAGTACAGTTGCCCCTCTAACTGAGAGACATTGCTGAAAAACACGTCCAGAGTGGCGCGGTTGACGGCAACACTGCCACCAAACTGGTTGATAAAATCCTCGGAACTGCGCACCAGCGTGGGGGTATGAATAGGGGTGACGCTGCCAGTGGCCGAGCCAATCATATAGCAACGGTTGAATGGAGCGATTTCAGTAGGTGGAACGCCTGCGGTCTCCTCGAACAGGTAGATACCAGGGGCAGTTAGGTTGTTGATGTTGACCATCGAGTTTTGGTAGAGACACTATCTATACAATGCCCAAACTGATTTGGGCATTGTATTAGTAGAGTTCTGGGAGTTTTATGCGACCACGTCCTGCGATGGAATCGGGCACAATTCAAGGGGCTAGCATTGCATTACTTGCCTCATTCGTGGCGGCTATCACCCCACCTGCCGCGGCGATCGCCGCCCGTCAACATCCCGCCCAAGCTGAGAACTACCGCGACATTGCCTCAATCGTTTTAACCATCTGTTCGTTTCTGGGTGGGGTTGGCTCGGTTGGTGCCATCAACAGCCGTCTAGGGCAGGGCGATCTATGGACACCCCGCGGCATCCCCGGCCCAGATCGCCAGCGCGTACTAGAGAACGGGGAGGGTCAGCGACGTGACTAAAATCCTCAACGTTCCGTGGTTGTCACAGCTAGACAACGCCAACCGTCCCCTAGCCACCTGCAACGTCACCTGTGTAGCGATGGTCATGCGGTTTTTTGGCATCGTGGGCGATGGCAGTGGCCAACTAGAGGATCAGCTATTCCGTTATGCCCAACGCTCTGGCCTCAATATTCATAGCCCCTATGACCTAGATCGGCTGTTCGATTGGAAAAACATCCATAACGAGTTCCACGCTCGTGGAACTTGGGACGGGGCGCGGCGCTGGATTGATCAGGGTAGACCGCTGATTTTTCATGGGTGGTTTACTCGTGCTGGCCATATCGTAGTCATCAGTGGTTATGACAGCGATCGCCGCGAATGGATTGTCGACGACCCCTATGGTCGCTATACCCCCAACGGTTACGACACCCGCGCCAGTGGCTCTAATGTTCGGTACAGCTACGACCTGCTAGAGCGGCTGTCAGGACGTGCCAATGATGGCCAGTGCTGGCTGCATTTCTGTGGGCCACGTAAAGATACGCCCCAAGCGCCGATTCTGGGCTGGACGGTGATTCAGGATTTGGGTAACTCAGCTGGTCTAACAGTTCGTGCCGTTGGTTACTCCGAGGGCAACCTAACCCTGCGGGGCGATCGCACTGCCAACTACTATGGCCACACCGACCCAGGCAACGCCCGCCGGAATATCGGTGCATTCAGTTACCAGCACCATCGAGGCAATATCACCCCCGTGCAGGCCGATAAACTCTGGCTCACTGAGCTAGAGACTCGGCTGCTGCCGCGCTACACCCAAAGGGCGATCGGCTTGCGAATTGAACCTAACAATCAATTGCTCTGGGCACTGTATGCAGACCTCTACACCCAAGCCCCTGCCGCTGTTCTGTTGGCAGGTGGTCTACTAGATCAGATGGGACGGCTGAACGTCAACCTGACACTAGATCACATCGTCAACTGTCGAGTGCAGGCATTCTACACCCCAGAGGGCAGACTGGATGCTCCGGGATTTGGCAACGATCGAGTACGGCTAGAGCGTGACCAGCGGCGACGGACTCAGGCGATCATTGAGGCCGTGAACGCCTATGGCCAATAGGTTTCGGCTCTATCATCCACGCGCATTTGTGCAGGTGGGCGATCTGCGGTTTGCCTCTGGTGATGGCGTATTGATTGGGGCAACCGCAACCCTAACCGAGGGTAAACAGGCGGGCACCTGTAGCGTTGAGCTATACGACCCTGGCCTAAAACTAGCTGATCAGTTTTTTGCCAGCAGTATAGCCAGTGGCGGAATTGCCATTCCCTCGGAGTTAGAGGCGGCGCTCAACTCAGCCCCACCGGCCACGGGCAATGGTGGCGTTGGCGCACAGGCGGCAAACCTCAGTCCACGGGTAAAGTCTTTCCTCGATGCGATCGCTTGGGCAGAGGGCACGTATGATCAGCCCGATGGCGGCTACACAACTATATTCACATTCCGACGATTCAATAGCTATGCAGACCACCCACGCCAATTGCAGTGTTCTGGGGGGTTGTGCAGTGATGCCAGCGGTCGTTACCAATTCCTATCAACAACATGGGATGGACTCAAAACTAAAATTGGGGCGGTTGATTTTAGTCCTGCTGCCCAGGATTTGGCGGCGGTTGAGTTGA